GAAGAATTTGACCAAGGGTATAGCGATTGCTATGCCAATGGTGAAAGTGAGCCTGATACATTTGATTATGTTGAAGGTATTTAATAAAACAATAAACCTGTAAAGGTAAATCAAGGAGAAGTATATGCTAGTAGACGGAACTACTATCTTTCAAACACATCTAACACAACATGATGAGTATCAAGGGCAATCAACTGGGAAGTATTCAGTACAAGTTAAGCTTGAATCTAAAGTTGCAGCTAAGTTAGCTAAGGATGGTGTGATAATCAAGGACTATGATGGAGACCCTATCCGTAAGTTCACCAGTCGCTATGATGTACCCGTGTATGTTAATAAGACCGACCTATGGGATAAGGAACTACCAAGTGGCACTGCGGTACGTATCGAATACATTACTAAGAAGCATCCAACAGCAGGTGAAGTACCTTATGTTAAGAGAGTCTTAGTATTAGAGATGGGTGAAGGTGCTGATGGTGGTGGTGATGCTGGATTCTTCAGCGATGAACCACCCTTCTAAATAAAGAGGAGGGCAAGGGGGAAGTCCCATTGATAATGCAGACTTAAACTAATTATCCAAGCACTATAAGTACTGGGTGTTAATGAGAGATAACTACTGCGAAGAACCACCAAACTATAAAACAATAAACAGAGGATTAAAATGAGTAAATTCATCAGACATGAGGAGTGTCCAAGGTGTGGGAGTAAAGATAACTTAGGTGTTTACACTGACCACAAACATTGCTACTCTACAGAGTGTGGCTACTGGGAAGGTAAGTCTGCTGCAGAAGCAACTACTTCTTATACAAGAAAGATAACACATAACGAAGAGCTAACTGTCAAAGGTATCTGGGGTTCAATACCTAAGCGTAGAATCTCAGAGGCTATCTGTAAGCAATACAAAGTAAGGGTATCTGAGGATGGTAATACACATTACTACCCATTCACTGACCAAGCTTGTAGAGTTACAGCTTACAAAGTACGTGAAGTATCTACTAAGAAGTTTCATACAGAAGGCAGCTTCAAAGACACAGGACTATTCGGTGAGTGTCTATGGGATAAGGGTGGTAAGTACATCACTATCACTGAAGGTGAGATAGATGCTCTGTCTTTAGCTGAGGTATTCAATGGTAAGTGGGCTGTATGTTCACTGAAGAATGGTAGCTCCAGTGTTGAGAAATCTATCCAAGGTAGCTATGACTTCCTCGACTCTTTTGATTACATTGTCTTAGCCTTTGATAAGGATGAAGCTGGTAAGAAAGCTATTGATAAAGCTATCGAGATGTTCTCACCTGAGAAGATTAAGATTATGTCTTACCCTGAAGGGTACAAGGACATCAGTGATATGCTTCAAGCTGGTCTTGTTAAAGAGATTACTGAATGCTTCTGGAACGCTAAGAGCTGGATGCCTAGTGACATCATCGGTGCTACACAACTAAAGGACACATGGTTAGAACGTCCAGAGAGAGCATCAGTTGAGTATCCTTGGGTATGCTTGAATCAAATGACACGAGGGTTCAGGTTAGGAGAGCTAGTTACAATCACATCAGGTACAGGTATGGGTAAATCCTCTGTAGTAAGAGAGCTTGAGTATCACTTACTAACTAAGACTCCAGATAAGATAGGAGTAATACATCTAGAGGAGACTACCGAGCGTACCTTAGATGGTCTTGTAGGTATTCATTTGAATAGACCCTACCACTTAGATGAATGTAGAGTTGTTACTAAGAGAGAGGTAGCTGAGACAGCCTTCGATGACCTCTTCGATAGAGTAGATGGTGAAGCTTTAACCTTATACGATGGTAAAGAGCTAACCGTTGAGAAGATTGTAAGTCGTATCAGGTTGATGGCTAAGGCTCAAGGTATCAAGTGGGTAGTGCTAGACCATCTGAACCTTGTAATGTCTGGTGATGCTAAGGGTGATGAACGTAGAAACATTGATGCTTTGATGACTAAGCTACGTGAGGTAGTTGTTGAGACTAACATCGGTTTGTTTGTTGTGTCTCATCTATCAAGGCAGCAAGGTACACCACATGAAGAAGGCGGAGCTATCTCCTTGTCACACCTTAGAGGTTCACAAGGTATCGCTCAACTATCTAATATGGTTATTGCTTTAGAACGTAACCAACAATCAGATGACCCTCTTGTTAGGAACACAACAACACTAAGGGTTCTAAAGAATAGATACACGGGAGAGACAGGAGTAACAGGGTACCTAGCTTATGACAATGAGACTGGTAGATTAAGAGAAACAGTAGAACCAGAGGGGATGTGATGACTAGAGGTGAAATTATCTTATACTTACGTGATAAGAATAAATCATTGAGTTATATAGCAGGTGTGCTTGACTACCTAGGAGGAAGCGCCCCTCAAGCTAGATGTTCAATGGGCGCATGTCAATCATTTAAGAAACACAGAGAATACAGGAGGGGATATGACAGTAAAGGTAGTTTTCGACATAGAAACTAATGGACTTAACCCGTCATTGATATGGTGTATCGCAGCTAAGATTGAAGGTAGGTGGGAAGAGCCTGAGTTCTTTGAGCCTGGCAATGTACATAAGTTCCCTCAATGGTTAAGGGATAACAACGTGGATGTATTGATAGGTCATAACATCATCACCTTTGACATACCAGTTATAGAAAGGTTACTGAAGTTCACATGGTGGGGTGAGATTGAAGATACCTTGGTACTATCCAGACTAGATAACCCAAGCCGTCCTAAAGGTCATAGCCTTAACGCTTGGGGTGAGAGGATGGGAAACCCTAAAGGTGACTATGATGACTGGACTAACTATTCAGATGAGATGAAAGAGTATTGTATTCAGGATGTTAAGGTTACGTCCAGTGTCTATAACTTATTACTCAGACAGAACTTAGCTGAAGATGCTGTAGCTCTAGAGTATGAGGTAGCTAGTATCATCAATCAACAATACATTAACGGATGGGAGTTCAATACCAGAGATGCTATTACTCTCCAAGCTGAACTGAAGCAAGAGATGTTCAAAGCTGAAGATGAAGTAAGGGAAGTCTTTGTACCCTTACCTACCTTTATACCAATGAGCTTCCCAAGCAGACCATATACTAACGAAGGTGAAGTTGCAGCTACATTACAAAGACAACTAGATGCTCTGGTCTACTTAGATGCTGAAGAAGGCTGGGGTAAGATGACCTACCCTGAGTTCAACTTAGGCAGCAGGAAGCAGATAGCTAGACACCTGATACATTATGGATGGGAACCAACTGAGTTAACTGAGACTGGGATACCTCAAGTGTCTGAGACTATACTGGAGAATGTAGACTTTCCTGAAGGTAAGTTAATAGCTAGATACCTGATGCTCCAGAAGAAGCTAGGGTTAGTGTCTTCATGGATTGAAGCTATAGGTATTAAAGATAGAATCAAGTGTTATGTTAATCCAATAGGTACAGTTACAGGAAGGATGACACACTCTAAACCTAACCTAGCTCAAGTACCTTCAAGTGGTAAGCCTTATGGCAAGGAATGTAGGCAGCTATTCAAGGTACGTGAAGGTTATAAGTTAGTAGGTTGCGATGCCTCAGGTCTGGAACTTAGGATGCTGGCACATTACATGGACAATGAAGACTATACAAAGGAGGTTGTAGATGGAGATATACACACAGCAAATCAAATGGCTGCAGGGCTTGAATCAAGAAATCAGGCAAAGACTTTCATCTATGCTTTCTTGTACGGAGCTGGAGACGGGAAGATTGGAGATGTTGTCGGTGGAACAAGTAAGGATGGTAAACGACTTAAGAAAGACTTCCTCGCTAATACGCCAGCACTTAAAGATTTACGAGACAGAGTTACAAAGCTGTCTGAGAAAGGCACAATCGAAGGACTAGATGGTAGGAAGCTACACATCAGGAGTCCTCACGCAGCTCTTAATACATTACTACAATCAGCTGGTGCGGTAGTAATGAAGAGAGCATTAGTATTACTTGAGGTTTATGCCAAGAGTTACAAGATTGATTATAAGTTTGTGGGTAATATCCATGATGAGATTCAAACAGAAGTAAGAACAGACCAAGCTGGTTTATTTGGAAGCTTAGCTGTAGGTAGTATCATTGAGGCAGGTACATATTACGATATGAAATGTCCTCTTGATGCTGAATTTAAAGTAGGAGATACGTGGGCTGAGACTCACTAGGAGA